CAGTTGCTTGGTTTTTAGCAAAATCGCCTTCAAGGCGGCTTTGCATACCAATAGCTTCTTGAATGTATTGATTTTTTAATGTGGCCGACATTTGCGCAAATGTCTTTTGCGCTTCTTTGGTTGTTAAACTGTCGCCAAGACCGCTTAGTTGCTCATCGGCTGCGCTTCCAACACGCTGAACAAAAGTTTTATCTCCTGGCTGTGTCGAATTAAACATATCGGACACAGTTTTCTGCATATTGGCAGAAATACCGGCCATCGATGTGTGAACATTTGTAACTTCGTCTTCAACATTTAGCTTGTATAAAGAATTCGATATAGTGGCGGCGTCAGAAGACAACGCCTCCATACCTTTACCACGATTACCCTGCGCTTCGGCCATCGCCATTTGCGCGTTGCTCATTTCTTTTAAAGCAGTAGCTGTTTCTGCGCCGAATTCATACGGATTAGCGCTCGTATTTAAACGCGCGTTAGGTAAAACCGAACTGTCGTATGATGCGATCTTCGACATTTAATTACCCTAGAATGCCAAAATGGCTGGAAGCAGTTTTGCTGCCCCAGCTGCAAATGACGATAAAGATGGGATCATATTTGACGCATTTGTCGCCAATGAACCCATAGATTTATATTGGTTCATCTGGCTGGAATAAGTGTTGCTCAGTATCTGGGCTTGCGTATTGGCATTGTTTGCTTGGATACCGAGAACAGCCGCAGCGCGCGCATTATTCGCCGCCATATTATCTAACGTGGCTTGATCTTTGTAATTCTCAATCTGAACATTATAATTAAATGTTGTGTTGAGACGATCTCTAGCAGCCGATGCCGTGCTGTCGGCCAGCACATCAAGAGCCGAACCGCTATTCGATGAAACGCCAGAAGCACCATATCCGGCAATCAATGATCCATTTGTGCGATAAGCAGTTCTGTCTATTTCAGCAAGCGCAACGTCGCGCTCATATCCGGCGTAAACGGAATTCTTAACCGCTATCGTGGCGTTATATTCATCAGCCTGCGCTTCAGCATCAGCTTTTTGCTGAATAGCCGCATTGTTGTATGCGCCAGCACTTGAAATAGCAGCATTCGCCGCGGCAGATGATTGCATTTGCTGCATCATGCCGCCAATACCGCTGGCGAGCGATACGCCGCTGGATATAAGGCCGAGAGTGCCTAAAATGCCTTCCATTAGCCGCCATCCTGAGTTTCAAGCTGCGCGACAACCATCAACACATTGCTTGGCAACGGATCACTTTGACGCCAGAAAATCTGACCTTCCAATTCATAAGATCCATCCCAAGCCCATCGCTTATCTCCTGTATAAAGGGCGACAGGATTGTCCATTTTATCCGCGCTGGAGCGAAACGGTTCTGGAAACGCGCTGCCAGCCAAAGATGCAACGTTTAATCCGACAGATTGAAACAATCTGAAAATTGCACGATGGAAACGCTTTAATTTACCTTGAGCTGTGCCGTCGCCGCCGCCGGATTCGACGCGCATCGTTTTGCCGTCGCTGTTATAGCCGAGGCCGATCTGAACTTTTGACGCACTACGAGAAAGTGTGATTTTGCCGGTTCCGTCAACCGTACAATTTGGATGCACAGAACCATCAGCCAAGACGCTAACTGATTGGCCGATTAACCAGGATAACCCAGAAACAGTGGTCGTAGACGTTCCGCTATACGTCGCACCAGAATCAACAAAGAATGCGTCGGAAAGAGCATCACCATCTTCCCAAAACTTATTAAGCAGCTCAACAGTGCGAACCACAGAACCATTAACGTAACGCTGAACAGAAATCCAAAGATCGTCACGAATTGTAGTAGGCGAGGGGATAACAGCAACGCTTTCAACGACAGGGGGTAAGGTCTGTGCCGCATCTGAATAGCCGCCGAGCTGATGTTGATGCCAACCCATGATTTCTTGGTCTTTGTCGTACGACATACCGACTAAAGTGCCGTCATTTCGGACAACCCAAAGAATTGGTTGAGGTGCTTGTTGCGCGGCCATTTGTTTGAGGCCGTTTTTCGTCAAATGCTCTGATACAAGCGAAATATCCGGCGCTTGAAATGTATTGACAATAAACTGATATGCCATCTCGCGAAGCTTGCGGCCAGTTCTTTGCACAAACAGAGTCGATTTACCCATTCTTACTGGATAAACATTGTTTGATCCGTATGAAGTCGTAATCTTGGCGTTAACGTTTGATGGCGTAAGCGCAACCTGGGTTGTCGAAGCTGCGACAACCCATTCGTTGGATGCTGTTCCGACCAACATGCCCCATTCGTCAGATAGTATCCAATTGATGACGTTCATTTTTGCCGATGACAAATTAAACGACAACGCGTTGCTATCTGCGACAGTTCCGTCTGCGGCTGATGGCGCAAAATTGGTGTAATCACTCGTATTGGATGCGTCGATGCGGTTTGGATATGTGGCAACTCCGCCAAACACCAATCGATCCTGGTGAAAACATACTGCGTTAGGATAACCGTTTGTCACACCCCAAATACCAAGACGCCAAACAGTCGCGGCAGTCGTCGCGCTCGGTGCAGTTGTCCAATTAACTGTTACGACAGTCGAACTTGTATATCCTGTAATCGTTCCCCAAGCCCAAGTTGAACCCGGTTTAATGCGAACAACGCGTCCTACGTCGTTCGCCGTGAACCCTGTTCCCCCATTAATGCCTGTTGTCGATGACGCGGTTAATGTGGCCGATCCGGTAGCTGCCGTGCTGGATGTCAGCGTTGTCGTCGTCGAATTGGTGATTAAATAAGGACCATCTAAAAACGTTAAAGTGTTAATAGCCCAAGATAAAGCACCTGTTCTATTTAAGGTTCTTGGTGCGTAATTTTGATGCGCAATATAAAGAACGTCGGCTGACTGAACAAAAGACAATCCTGCCAAATCACTTGCGCCATAAGGCGTCGGAATTTCATACGGCGTTATGCCGCCTGTTGTCGTTTGAGCATACCAATAAGTCGCGTTTGGCGGGGCGTTGCCTGTCGTCGCAGCAATACAAACATATGTAACACCACCATTTGTTACCGCAGCACCAGGAGTATAAGCTGTCGAACCGCTATAAGCCGCAGTTCCAGAATGTATTAACTGCCCACCTTGCGTATAAAAACGAACGTAATTAGGACCAAATTCTAAAACGTAAGCTTGAGTAATAGAATATTCAAAAGCTTGTAAACGAACAGAATTGGAAGAATTTTTTACTGTGGCTATATAATGCGTGCCTGGACGACGCGTTAAACCACCTTGCGCTGTCGGAACATAATTAAGACAAGTTGCAAGAGCGTTTTTATATTTCGCAAGGTCTGTACGACCATACGTTAAAGGCGACCACTCGCCGCCATTAAAATTTGTTTGGGACCAAGTTGCGCGAGGCATTTACAACCTCGCATTCAGCCAGTCATCATCTGGCGCATCTTCGGGACCGGCTTCGAATGCGTTTGCCCGTTTCGCGTCTCCTACTGCATCAGAATAATCTTTTACTAACAGCTGCTTTTTTGTATTAGATTGTGTTAATTTTTCAACCAAATCTAACGCCAATGCGGCACATACGACGTTATAAAAAGATGGGTCGAAATAGTTAACGTCAGTAACATCGCGAATGTATCTTAGATATAAAGTGCTGCCGTCATTCGTTAAAATTTTTCTACCTTCAACTTGCCAATCCAAATCAGACGTATTTGATCTGATGACACGAATACAATCTGATGGCAGTGTAAAAGCGTATGTATAATCAAAAGCTGGCGCAGTTGCATCGGGCGCTAATACAACGCGCGTAATTGCGAAGTTCCAACGAAACTTTCGCAATTCATCGCGTCGATTTGAATCGTAGGCGATATTACACGCTCTGGCTTCTGGACTGTTGTCCAGAATACTCAGAATCGATGTTGCGCCAACACGCTGAAGCGCGCTGTTACATATATCGACTACGGTTTGCGACATTAGCCAACACCGACCAAATACGCATAAAGCGCTGAAGGCGTACCACCCGTCACTGCCATACGAACATTTCCAGCTGGAAGCGCTATAGAAGCTTGGCTATATGGAAGCGTCGTTGTAGAAACGACAGATCCAGAAAAGATCGCTATTGGCGCCCAAGTGCCGTTAGGTGTTTGAATTTGTAAACCTATGGTTGCGCCGCCAACGGTTCCTTCAGCCATAAATTGATATTCGCCGCCTTTTATAGCGACAGCGCTGCCAGTAGCTGAAACGTTAATGGCAAGCACATATTGATTGTCATCTGCGCGCCGAATTGGCATGGGCTAAGCTCCTTACCAAACTTTGTCGCGAACGACGATGTAATCCTGTATTTTTTGAATCGCCAGCATAAGATCTTCTTTAGCCGGAACGTTTGCTGTCGTGTTAATTACGACTTCAACATCTTTACTGGTTGTCGTAGCAGCATCAGTTACTGTGCCGCCATTAATACCAGCGCCGTTGTTAACGCCGAAAAAATAGGTCGCCATTGCTAACTCCTATGAGAGTTAGGGGCGGATAACGAACACCGCCCACAAATTTTGTTAGTTAGGCATCGAATAGAAGAGATCGATTACAATCGTGCCAGACGTTGGCAATGAAGCCGTGCCGACAGTCGCATATACAGTCTCTTCAGCTGACAAAGCTGGATCAGCCGCACCGATAGCCGCAGCCTGACCAAACAACGTTGGAACCGTTGCAGTATAGGTCGTAGCAGCGCCATATTTGTTGGCCGTGCCAGAGTTACCAATCGCAAGCGTTGACGAACCAAGCGTGGCGCTCGGCGTAATCAAACCGAAAGCGAACGTTGCGCCAGCTGGCAAGTTACCAAGCTGGATTAGATCCGAAGTCGTGATTGCCGTTGAACCAAGCGTGATCGTTGCGCGGATGCGCTTTAGCCGCGCACCGTAAACAGTGGCGCGTGGCTTGTAGCTTGACGACGTTACAGTCGTCTGGTTTGCGGTGGCATTAACGCCAGAAAGTTCCGCTGAGAGATACGTTGCCATAGTCAGCTATCCTTATTTGCAGTTGATGAGGCCACAACGCTTCTCTTCAAGGCGCGCGCCACCGAATGTGCCGGTAACGTAAACCTGCCAAGAGTTGCGTTTGTCTGCGCGGCGATCAACCGAAGCCTGGATGTCATTCCACATACCAAGCGCCATGCCTGACTTCGCCCAGAAAGGAACCATCCAACGTGAGCCGGTTACATACGAACCATCAGCATCAGAAGAAGAAATGCCGCTGTTGATCGCCGTATTGAAGTTGGCTGCGCCAGGAATACGTTCGCTGTGGATGAAGTTGAAGCCCATGAAGCTGGTGATTTTACCATCAACCAGAACTGGACGGCTGTTGTAGTCGAGCGACACAGCCTGTGCTTCGTTCAGAAGGTTGTCATGCTGTTGAGCGGAAATGACCATGAACAACTGATCGTTGTCGATGTCCACATCGGCCTGCAACAAGATCTTCTTAGCAGCGCGCAGTTTCGCAATGTTGAGGCCGGTCGCTGAAGAAGCGCCCGTCGTTGCCGCAACAGACTGTGAATTGCTGTTGTAAGAATAAAGTGTTGAGGTCGAAACGGTGCCGTTTTCGCCCGTGTTGTTCGCGTTGAAGAAACCAGAAAGGATTTCGTCGTCGATTGCGCGACCCATCGCCATCACGCCAGCTTGGGTGTATGGCCCCGATGGATCGATCAACATGCGGAGACGATCCTGTTGGTCGATCAAATCAGCCCAATCATAATCGTTTGGATAAATCCAACGCTTATCTTGTGGGGTTGAAATAAGAGGCGTATCTGAGTGACGGCTCTGGTTACGAACCGGAGAAACCGATCCGAACTGCTCTGCCATCGAAGCAGCTTTACCAACGAAGCTATAGTTCTGCACAGTGTTGCGCAGACGGCTTCCCTGCTGCTGAAGCAGCATCATGATGTTCGTCGAATACTGTTGGACGAACGCTGTATTAACGTTCACTGACATTTTTATCTCCTACGAGACAGTTTCGAAATGCGCCGCAGTAAGCCGTGGCACGCTTCGGCTTGTCCTCGCAGGAGGGGCCAGATTTAAACGCCTGTTACGGGGCTAAAGTATGCGTGGGCTTGGTGGCCTTCCGCGCCTTGGCTTGTCCGCTGAAACAGAAAGAATTTCTTCTTCCTGCGGCGATTGCGTGAAAGCATACAGTATTGTTGCGATTTTAACAATGCCCTCGGCGGAATGATCGCCAAGGGCCTTGTTAAGTTGCGCAGACAATTCCAAACATCGAACGCGCGCTTCTAACTCATTCATTAATTCTGATCCGGGTAAGCATAAGCATGAAGTTGAGCCATCTTTGTTACGGCATCAGCGTTCTTGCCAACATACTTGGCGACAAACTCTTTATCTTGCATCAACGTCTGAATCTGCGCCTTTGCGGCCGCAGGTGTCATCGTCGATCCAAAGCCGGAGTTGTTTGCGCCAGTAACAAGACGATCTTCTGGAACAAGCGCGCCGTATTTCTGGAACAACTCCATCGTCGCTTTTGTGCCAATAGCGTTTTCGATTTTATCAATCGCTTCTTTGCTCATACCCAATTGCGCTGCACCTTCGCGCGCAATCAACACGTTTTTTTCGTAAGCAGCGCCCCATTCGTTGCGCAATTCTTGATGCTCAGCCTCAGACTTGGCGGCTATTGCAGCCGCTTCGCCTTCTTGGCCTTTCGACATCATCTC